AGACCATTTCCTTGGAGAGTACTTGCTACTAATGCTGAAGCAACTACTAGAAAAGAACAAGAACAAAGTAGAAGACTTAGAGAGTATGTTGAGTCTACAATCATGACTCCTATAAAGGAGCAGATTGAAATGAATTACCAAGAGCAAATGAAAGGTGGTAATTTATCTCCTGAAGAGATGGAAAGTATCCAACAACAAATTGCTCAAGAGACTCAAGCTCAAACTCCAGATGAGGTATTAAAATATATGAAAAGGGATCATCAAGACCCTGCTGAAGTATTACATCACCAGTTACTTGAATACTTAATTCAAAAAACTGATATCAAAAGAAAATTCAATGATGCATTTAAACACTTACATCTTTCTGCAAAGGAAGTATTATATGTAGGAGTATTAAATGGGGAACCTGAAGTATGGAATGTAAATTCTGTAAGGTTCAATTCTGAGATGACTAGAGACCAACAATTTATTGAAGATAGTGAATTTGCTTCTTGTGAATATAGAATGGGTCCATCTGATGTTGTAAAACATTTTGGTGATGAATTAACTCCAAAGCAAATTGATGACTTATATACTAACCATACACAATATGGTACAGAAGCTGTTAAGGAAAGAATGTTTACTAGAACTGAATCTGACTTTGATTTTGAAGATGGTAGAGATGACAACACTATAAAGGTATTACATTGTGTTTGGAAATCACTAAGAAAGATTGGGTTCTTATTATTCGTAGATGAGAATGGAGAAGAGCAAGAAACAATTGTATTTGAAGATTATAAATTAAATCCTGAAGGAGGAGATTTAGATATTGAATGGGAATGGATTCCAGAAGTGTATGAAACATGGAAAATTGGCTCAGATATTTATGTAAATATGAGACCTATTCCAGGGCAATTCAAAGACCTTGACAATTTATATCATTGTAAGCTTCCTTATTATGGAGCTATTTGTGATGGTATGAACTCAACACCAACTTGTTTAATGGACAGGTTAAAGGTGTACCAGTATTATTATAATATTGTAATGTATAGACTAGAATTACTTCTTGCCTCAGATAAAGGTAAGAAAGTAATGATGAATATAAATGCTGTTCCAAAGACAAATGGGATGGATATAAAGAAATGGCAGTACTTCTTTGAGAGTTCTCCTTTTATGTGGTATGATCCATCTGAAGAAGGAGTCACAAATGGAGAGGTTAATGCAATGGCAAAGACAATAGATTTATCAACAGCCTCTGATATCGGAAGATATGTGGAACTTGCTGATTATCTTAAGAGACAGGCTGGGGAGTCTGTTGGAATAACTGCTCAAGTTGAGGGTCAAATAGGCCCTAATGATGCTGTGAGTAACACTAGACAAAACCTAGTACAGACTTCCCACATTCTTGAACCTTACTTTGAAATACATAATCATGTAAAGAAGAATGTAATACAAGCTCTTATTGAGACTGCAAAGGTAGCTTACTCACAAAGTCAGCCAGAAAAATTAAATTACTTCCTTGATGATATGTCAAAGGAAACTATCAATATGGATTTAGGTTTATTAGATGGTTCTACTATAGGACTGTTTGTATCTAATACAAGTGAATCTGAAGAAGCAATGCAAACTCTTAAACAATTATCTCATGCAGCAATGCAGAATGGTAAGGCTGAGTTATCTGATGTGTTAAGTGTATTAAGACAAAAAGGATTGATTGAAGCTGAGGAAACTCTTAAAGTTGCTGAGGATAAAAGAACTCAACAAGAACAAGCTGCTCAACAAGCTCAAATACAGGCACAAGAAGAAGCTGATAAAAGGTCTCAAGAGTTTAGAAAAGAAGAACATGAAATGGAGAAAGAGATTGTTATTCTTAAGGAATCTGAAAAGAGAGAAACGGAGATTACCAAGGCGAGTATCATGGCAGCTTCATTTAATCCAGATATGGTCAAAGATGGAGATGGTGTTAATGACTTTCTTGAAATAGCAAGAGATGGTGTTGATGCAAATATCAGAGCACAAGAGGTTCAACTTGGACAAGATAAGTTAAATCATGATAAGGTAATTGACAAGAAAAAACTAGAATTAGAAGAAAAGAAGATAAAAGTTCTTGATAAAAAGGCTAAGAAATAAGTTTTAGCTATTAACCACTAAATTTATAATAGTTCAAAAAAATTTGAATTATTGTAAATTTTAATATTAAATTTGAAGCATGGCAAAAGAAGAAGAAAAAGCAGAAGACTATACATTTGGTTGGGAAGAGGTAGCAGAAGTTGCTGACTTTCTAAAAGATGAGGAAGCAGAAGTCACAGATGTTGAAGATAAAGAGAACATTGATGATAAGATAGAAAACGAGAAATCTCCTGAAGACAAGGAAGCTGAAGAAGTATCAGCAAAGATGTTTGCAGAAGATGTACTTGATACCCCAGAAACTAAAGATACTGAGGATAAAGACACTCCTAGTAAATTAGCAACTGTTGCAGATATTGCACTAGTTCAAACTTTAAAGGAAAGAGGTTTACTTGACTATGAACTAGAAGAGGATGCTGTAATGACTAAGGAGTTAGCTGCAGAGATTCTTGAAGATAGTTATGATGACAGAGTTTCTGATGAGGTTGAGAAGATGTTAGAAGGTATGCCAGAAGAGGCTAAGAACTTAAACAGATACTTACTTAATGGTGGAACTGTAGGTAACTACATTAAAGGTTTAAAAAGCAACGTTGTTGAAGGAGTCTCAAAAGGGATGGATATGACTGAGGTTAAAAACCAGGAAGCTGTAGTTAGAAATAAATTAAGCAATAAGGGTTTTGATGCAGATTATATAGCAGCAGAATTAGAGCACTTAAAAGACTCAGGAAGATTAGAAGCAACTTCAGGAGTATACTTTAAGAAATGGGAAACTAAGTTTGGTGAGGAAGAAACTAAATTAGCACAATCTCAAGCAAAACAAAAAGAACAAGCTAAAGAAGATAGAAGAGCACAGAAGCAAAGTGTGACATCTTTTATTAATGAAGCAAAAGATATACAAGGAGTCTCTATAACAAAAGCAGATAAAAAAATCTTGCCTAATTATATGACAGAAAAGATTACTTTGGAAAGTGGTCAGACAATGACACAGATGCATAACGATTTATATGCTGCATTAAATGATTCGAAGAAATCTGTACTTCTTGCAAAACTATTACAGAATGGATTTGACTTTAAGAGTATTAAAGAATCTGCTGTTACAGACAAGACTAAAAATGTTAAAAACAAATTGAGAAGAAATAAAGATAATACACCATCTGGCACTACTGGGACCGGTTCACGAAAATTAACCCTGGCAGAGCGTTTAACTCAATAATTATAAATAAGTAAATAAACAAAAATTATTGCAACACTTGGAAGCAAGTTGATCACTAAAGAGATGTCGTGGAATGCTAACATGACAGAGCAGAACCATTTAGGTGCAGCTCTTATAGCAGAACCGACTAAATTAATGGGGAAGATGGACCAACTGTTCTCTTCTCAAAATTACTATTCTGATAATCCTTTATCATCTTTATTGATGGGAACAAAGGCTGGAGAAGAAACTATTACTGGTACTTCTTGGGAATGGGAATTAAAAGGTGCAAATTCAAGACCTTTGGTAATAATTGAAAATGCATTACCTGTAGGAATTACTAAGCCTGGTCAATTCAAGACAGCATTCAAAATTAAATTGGATGAAAACTGGTATGTACCTGGAGATGTTATTACTCCTGGAACTGCAAACAAAAAGTATCAATTAAGAGTAATTGATGAAGTTCAAAGATCTGGAGATGGTTTCTTGTACACTGTACAATTAATGACTACTGACCCTGCTTTGTTTTTACCAACAAAATATTTAACTCCTGGTACACAGTGGGCTAAATTATACTCTCAATATGAAGAGGGTGCTGAACAATCTGGTTCAACTGTATTCAGTTTACCAATTGCGTTAAGTAACAAAATGTCTAAGTATAGAAAGAAATATAAAATTACTGACTATGCTGACCAAGAAGTTTTATCTGTAGCTATTCCTGATTCAAAAGGAGGACACCACGATTCATGGATGTCTTATGCTGAGGTAGAATACTGGATGCAATGGTACAGAGAATTAGAAAGAGGTTTCTGGTACTCAAGAAGTACTGATACTGTTATGGGTGCTACAGGAAGACCTGTTAGATCTGGACCAGGATTACAAGAACAATTAGAAGATTCTCATATTCATGAGTACTCTCATTTAACTGCAAGGTTAATTGAAGATTATTTAATGGACATTTTCTACTCAAGAGTTAAGCCGGGTAGAGGAAGACAAATTAAAGGTTATACTGGAGAGTATGGTATGATTCAATTCCACAGAGCTATCCAAGATTGGGTTAACAAAGGTGGATTTATTAAGAATGTTGAAGTGTTTACAAAAGGTGTTAAGTCTGAGTATCACTCAAATTCTCTTGAAGCAGGTGTTCAGTATGTTAAATACAACATGGCAAATGGAGCTTCTTTAGAGTTAATTCACAATCCTCTTTATGATGATAGAGAAATTAACTTTGAGATTGATCCAATTTCAGGATTCCCAATGGAGTCACAAAGAATTACATTCTTAGACTTTACAGGAGAAAATTCTAAATCTTCTAACGTGAAGATTATGAATAAGAAAGATTCTGAATCATTTGGATATGTACAAGGTTTAATCGGCCCTTATGGACCAGTTAAAGGTGGAACAATGGCACACTCTGGTGAGTACTATGAGATGCATGTTTCTAAGTCTTGTGGTGTTCATGTTCATGATATCACAAAATGTGGAGAGTTAATTCTTAAAAGAGCGTAAGCTTTAGGAAATAAAATAGTATATTTGCATGGGGAGTAAATGCCCCATGCATTTTTTTAAACAGTTAAAACAGAAGAGAATGAATATAGAAGTAAGACCAATTGTAAAGAAGCAGTGGCATGGTAAGTCTGGTAAAGAAAGCTTTACAAGAACAAGAAAAATCCAAGCCTTAGTAGATGATAACCATAAGTATAAGACAGGGTTAACTGAAGAGGATATTAAATGGCTAGTTGATGGAGGTTCAAAGTTAGACCTTTCTGATGACTTTGATGCAGATAATCCACACCCAACTTGGGATGGTAAAACTGGAATAGTAGAGTTGAAGAACTCTACACAGATTTATGATACTCAACAACCATTAGACAGAATTAGAATCTGTATAATGAGAGGAAGTGACAGAGTTGCTGACTCAATGAAAGAATATGAAGCTGGGGATTTTCCTGAAGCAACACATGTTCTTTATGATGAGAGAGAAGAAGTAGAAGTAGTTGCAAGTAAAATTGCAATTAAAAATAAAGCTGTAGTTAAAAGTGTTGAGCTTTCAGCAGAAAAGAAGGCTCAGATTATTATAATTATGGCAGGTAAAAGTGTTAAAGGTAAGTCACCAGGTTTCATTGAAGTGGAATTAAGTAAACTTATTGATACTAATGCCAAAGAAGTTTTAAGAATTATGGACAGAGATGCTGATGACATTGTTGTTGAAGCCTTTGTACTAGAAGCACTTAAAGAAAGTAAACTTACAAAGAAAGGGCATAAGTTCTATTTCTTTGAAAGTTACCTTGGAGGAAGTCTTGAAGAAGTAGTAACATACTTTAAAGATGAAGAAAACCAACAACTAAGATTTAAGTTAACTGCTTCATTAAAATAAGAATAAATTATGACTATAGAGGAAATGCATTATGACATTAAGACTAAGCTTAATAAAATTGATACCCAAACATACAGGAATTTAAAGATTCCTGAAATTGATTGGGCATTAAATGAAGCTCAAGAATTATTTGTTAAGATGATAGCAGAACCTCGTATGAAGAATCATTTAGGTTTTGAAACTAGTCAAAGAGTAATAGATGACATTAGGACCATAGTTGTAAACAACAACTGTGTGCCTATTGCATCAAATATTGCAGCCTTACCTGATGACTACTGGTTCTTTGTTGGAGCAGAAGTTGCTATGGAAAAGGGAGCATGTAACGGAGTCAAAGGAAGATTTCATGTTAGACAACATGATGATGAATTTGAATCTAGTCCTTTTGATAGGTCTTCATTTGAATGGAGACACGTTAATGGGGTGTTTTTTGAAGGTGGTGTAAAGTTTTTTACAGATGGTACCTTTACCCTTAGTCAATTTTGTCTAAGCTATATTAGGAAATTAGCGTTTATTCACTACGCTAGTGGTTATAATGTAGGGGGTTATATATTACCAGATGGAACTCTATTGACAGGCTTGGTGAATTGTGAACTCCCTGAGCATACACATAGAGAAATTGTGGATCTAGCTGTTGCTATTAAATCTGGAGAAATACAAAGTCCAGACTATCAGCAAAAGGCAGCAAAGTTAAATTTAAATAAAATAAGTTAAAACAAAAATTATGAGTATAAATAATGATGTATTTTCTGTTTTGGTAACAAAAGGAAACCAGGCTTTACCTTCTGTAGGTACAGCAGTATCTGCATTACTACCAAATCAGATTGGAGCATATGATGCTAATACTAACTTAGCTGTTGATGGATCTATTCCAATCAGAGAATTTTACCTAGCTGTAGGGTTAGATAGAGATGCTGATGGAACTATTGATGATATCAGAAAGTCTGCTGGACAGTTAATTCAAGCAAAGAACATTAGGTTCTTTAACTATAAGCCTCACACTGCAGGTAGACCAATGATTATGGAAGTTGGTGGTTACAAAGCTGATTGTGATGCTGACTATGCAATCAAATTAGAATTTAGAAATCAAGAGATTTATAGATTACAAGGAACAAATCAGTTCACTCACACATATAGCATTAAAACTGCATGTTGTGAAGGTTGTGAAACTTGTCCTTCAGGTAACTGTAATGAGATTACTAAATTAATGAAAGCTGCAATTAACCTTGATGAAAGAGGTTTAGTATCTGCTGAAGCAATTGCTTTAGAAGCTGTTGTGATTTTAACACATGGTACTGCTGCTGCTTACTCAATTGGTGATGTAATTACTGATGCTGACATTGATGCTTTAATAGTATATAACAATGACCCAGCAAATGTGCTACACCTATCTGTACAGGTTTAAGATTAACTTCTAACCCTTTAGTTGTTGAGAACTTCTGTTCTGTTAACTTGAAGTATTTCAAACCAAGAGAAACAGTTATGATCGCTTCTTTAGTTGAAGGATTCTCTTGTAATGGTACAGTTACTACTACTCAAGAAGTTGCTTACGAGCAAGGTTTAGGGTATGATATTCAACAAAAAGAATATGTTGCTGGTGGATGGATTGGTAATGCTGGTGTTTATAGAACATCTGGTACTACTCACACTGCTGCTAACATTGAGTATTTTGCTGAAAAAGCTGTGGCTTATGATCAATTTGCTTTAACTTATGGACAAGTTTCTGTAGCAGGTTGGGCAACTAATGAAAACAACTTAGCAACTGTAGTTGCAATTCCAGGTGCTGATACAGTTACTAGAAATGCATTTGCTGCTTTGATTGATGGATTAGTAGGAACAGGATTTGATGCTTTAGCTGATGATGTTGCAACTTCTAATGTAGATCCTTTAGTTGTTGAATCAATAGATGCTTTAGATGAAGCTACTGATGGTGATGCGTAAATAATAAACTAGTTTAATTTATATAATTATGATTATAATTAACTCGTTAAATATAAATGAACTATCTGATAAAATTGAAGTGGACATCTCTGCCAGTGTTGGTGAGGTGTTCACAACAGTTTTAGTTTGGAATAGTTCTACTTATAAAGACCCTTCACAGGCTATTGATGTAAGTAGTTTACTAACTGCCACTTCAGAGAATGAGGTGTTTGACATCCATGCTTCAATGCTTGGGGTAACTAACATTCTTGGTGTTTGGTTTATAGAATTTACTACTGATGAAGTGATTATACCTGGTGCTTGTTGTCAAGACAATGTAAGACTTGGTATTGTCTCGAATCTTACCCCATATCATTTATGTATTCTCAATGGTTTGATGAATATGAAAATTGATGGTTGTTCTGGAAAAGCTATTGATGGCTGTGCAGAATGTAATTCAGAAACACTATATAAGCAAACTTTGCTTGATAGTTTATATTTTGCTCTTGGTTATGGATACTATGATGAAGCTATAAAGCTCATTGGAATCCTTGATGAAATATGTGAAGTATGTAATACTTGTCCTGATTATGGAGACACTGTCCTTTTAACTGGAAGTGGTCATGGAGTATTTAATAACATTTTAAAATTACTATAAGGTATGTTTTACACGAATACAGATAAGATTTTATTTGGTAGTGTAATGCTATCTTTGGATAAAAGAATAATACTTGGAGATACAGCTAAAACTGAACCAGTAATACTTCTTAACTCCTTAACAAAAAGCCTAGACTTTGCTCTAGCACAGTACAGTAATGGTAATGAAAGTTACTATAATAAAGTTGTACATTTAAAGAAATTAATTACAGAGCTTAAAACTCAATGCAGTGAGATTTGCATATACAGAGAAAGATTTGTAACACCTAATGCATGTGTGTCACCAGTAGTTGAAGAATAAAAAGAAAACGTAATAAGGTCTTACATAAAATTTGTATATTTGCAATATGCTTGTTTTAAGCATTAAAAAAATATTTTATATGCCTAATGAATACAATGTATTACAGGATCAAATAACTTGGCTAACAGCTCAGATTGATTGTATTAAAACTGGAGACTGTTGTGGAGGAACTTCTTTTACACCAGATTTAACTCTAGCAGGTACAATATTAACTTCAACTTTTACAGATGGTACAGCAGTTCCTGTTGACTTATCAAGTATAGTTGGAATAAACATTTACAACTCTAATGGTACTATAGGTACAGGAAGAATAGCTGGAATCACAGACACATTTGATTACATAAATTTTAGTGGTGGTAAAAAGATACACACATTTAATAATCTAGGAGACATTTGGTTTGTTCAAAACAATACAGCAGCAGTTGGTATTGGTTTTGACTATGGAATTGCATTACCTTCTACATTAAATTTAAAAGGTGGTTCTTTTCTTCAAACTGAAGGAATCTTTAGGTTAGTAAACAATACTGATGATGTATTTTATGACCTTAGAGATAATGGTTCTTTATACACAGGATTAAATACACCTGCTGTTGATCCAGGAGCTTCAGTAGGACAATATCACATATTAACAGGTGCTATCTCAACTGGAGTTAGGTATGATATATCTTCTTCTTTTGAAGGCTTTTATGTTGCTGGTAAAGATGGGACAAGAGTTGCTTTTAGAGTGACTGCTTTAGGGGCATTAACAAGTGGTACTCTTGGGACTGCTGGAAACTTTGTTGCATCGCAATCAGGTTCTGAAATAAATATAGGTGTTCATTCAAGAGCTGAAGAAGGTTCTGAAGGAAATATTGGTGTTTATGGAACTATTGGTAGTGATTCTTCAGTACATGCAGCTAATGATGCAGTATTTAATTATGACGTTGGTGTTAAAGGTTTAGGTCATGTTGATAATGGCTATGCTTTTCCAATAGCTTATGGAGTTGAAGGATTAGCTGACTTAGATGACTCTACACTTATAGTTGGTAAAAGAGCTGTTGGTGTAAGAGGTGAAGCAAGAAAGTCTTCTTTTGGAGCATCAACTAACAATGCATTAATTGGTGGGGAATTTTTAGCAGGTGGAGCAGGTACTACTACTCAAAAAACTATTGCCTTGCTAGTACCTTTAACAGATAATTCAGGTAACGTAGTAATTGGTGCTGATGACCACTCTGTAGATAAATACATGGTAGAGATTACAGGAGACCTTGCTTTGATGGGTATAGGAAATGCAATTAAGATTAAGTCACCAAATGGTACTGAATGGAGTTTTTCTCCAGATAATTCAGGAGCTTGGGTAGCTGTTTAAAAAGAAAATATGAGACATTTAATAGAGAGTGATAAAAACGTAGCTAGTGGAGTTGCAGGCTTAAATGCTGATGGAAACTTCCTAACAGCTAACATTGCTGTTACAATTGTAAACGTAGACTTAACAGACAGTCCTTATTCAGCAGCTTGGGGAGAAGATATTATATGTGACTGCACTGCAGGAGCAATATTAATTGTTCTGCCTACAGTAGTAGGAAACACTGGTAAAGACATTAACATTACTAAAAGTGATGCTACAGCAACAAAATTAACTTATGTTCCAAATGGTGCAGAAAAGATTGATTCTAATGTACCTAATGAAATTACTAGTCAATGGACTTCAGTTACTTTAAGGAGTACTGGAGCTTCAGTTGGGAAAAGATAAAAAAAAAAATTATGTTAAAAGAATTTACAATTGAAAACTGGAGAAAGCTGGTAGATATAGTATTAAGCTTAAAAAGTTCAGTTAATACTTTAGAAACTAATTCTGGTTCAGCAGGGCCTTCAGCTTATAGAGCCAAATTACCACAAACAGCAGGTAATGATCCTGTACCCACAGTACTTGAAAATAATCTATCTGGGGAAATAGTTTGGACTAGAAACTACGCAGGTAAGATTACAGGTACTTTAGCAGGAGCTTTCCCTGATGAATCTAAAATAACAGTCAATTTAAATAAATCTGGTAGTGGAGCTGCAGACATAGGTGGGGGAGATTTAAGGTATAGAGGTTTTAAATATGTTTGGTATCAAAATGATGCGAACTCTATCAGT